TTTTAATTGGTGCAGGTCAGCATTATTGGGCTTCGTATTTCTTTTCCGGAAGTATTCAAGAATTTTCCTTATTTAGTTCTGAATTATCAGCACAAAATATTCTTGACGTTTATAATCATCAACGTTCCTATATGGTGGGCGGAACAAATACTACTGCATCTGTTCAAAATATGTGGGGATCGACGGTACACGATGCTCCTCCAAATTATGCAGTTGCATTAAATATGTGGGGATCAACAGTACATAATGCGCCACCCAACTATGCAGTAGCATCTAATATGTGGGGATCCATTGTTCACAGCGAAGGTCCACCACCAACTGCTTCAGTTCAAAATATGTGGGGTTCAGTTGTTCATGATTCAGCCCCAAGCTATGCAGTTGCATTAAATATGTGGGGCTCGCTAGTTCACAGTGCAGAACCAACTTATGCTGTTGTATCTAATATGTGGGGTTCTGTTGTACACAGCGGTTCATCAGCTGGACCTTCTCCAACACCAATTATCAGCTCATCTAGCCCTACTGAAAAACTTATAGAGTCGACAGATCTAGGATATACATTGAATACTTATAATATTCTTTCTGTTCAGAGAGCTAGGGCCGTAAGACAAGTACCTTTTAAATTAGGTAGAAAGGGTGACCAAAGCCTAAGAAAATCTTTGGATACAGATTTTACGGGTTCAAGTTAAAAAATAAACTATTTATTATATATAAAAAACTCTAAAAGGAGACATTAAAATGGGTAAAAGAAGAAAAAGTTTGAGAAGACAACAGATGAGAGCATCTGCTCTAGATGTTTTAGTTCCTTCTCCAGCACAAAGGACAGAATCAAAGCCTGCTCCAAAGCCTGCTCCAAAGCCTGCTCCAAAGCCTGCTCCAAAGCCTGCTCCAAAGCCTGCTCCAAAGCCTGCTCCAGTAGTGGCGCAAAAAACAGTTGCACCTGTACCGCTACCGGAAGTTAAAAAAGGGACAGTTGTTAAAAATAAAATTGTTGCTCCAAAATCTAAAAATAGTGCTGAAGGCAAAGATAAGAAATGAATTTTAATGACATAACTAGAAAATTTTTAATGGGAGAGTGGAAACAAAATGTTTCTATTTTGTCTAGAGCTAGGGCCATCAGAGAGGCACTTGAGAGCTTAAAACCAAGAACCATCAAAGAAAGACAAAGAATTGAATTAGCGTTGGAAAATCTTTCCCATTTGCGGCGTGGATATAGAAAGCTAGAAGAGCAAAACAAATTTTTAACTGAAGAGAATCTTTCTTTAAACGAAAAGCTTAATTTATTAGAAGAAAACAAGTTAGAAGAAAACAAGGAAAAATAAAATGGGTGGACTTGCCGGACATATGAGTCATCTTTATGACAATCCCAGATTGACTTTCGGAGATATAAAAAGTATTTTACAAGACGCTGCTGAAGGTCAATTAGAAGGAACCGAAAAAACAGACGGGCAAAATCTATATATTTCTTTTTCTGTTTCAGATCAAGAATTGGAGTTTGCAGAAAGTGCCGCAAAAGCTGCGAGAAATAAGACTAATATTAAGTCTGGAGGAATGAACGCCAGACAATTAGCTTCTAAATTTTCTTTTAATAAGTCCTTACAAAAGTCTTTTTCACAAGCCCTTCGTGATTTCGAAAAAGTTATACGTCAAATGCCTAGAGCAAAGCAAGAAGAAATTTTCGGGCCCAATACCAATATATACTATAATGCGGAAATTATAAATCCGGAAACTGCCAATGTCATCAATTATGACTCAAAGCTTGTATCAATACATAGAGGCGGAGGTGCAGAGTTTGATAAAGAAACCGGATCTCCTGTAGAGGTGGAGATTACAGATCCAGAAACCGGAGAGATCATAACTGGGCCTAAAGATGTATCCAAACACGCAGATACTTTAGCAAATGAACTTGATAAGATACAACAAAATTTGGCTAATAAAAAGTTTAAGATAGAAATGGATGCCATATTTAATTTAAAAGGCATCGAAGACAAGAAAGCACTAAATACGGCTATGTCTAAAATAGAAGACGAAATTTCTTCAGAAGGCATTTCAGATAGTCAAATGGTTATAGAATATATTATGGCAAGAATTTTATCCATGATTAGAGAACAGGGTATGGATATAAGCGAAGATACAGAAAAACTTTTATTAAAAAGAATTCTTCTGTCTAATCCATCTTATCGCTCTGCCTATGGCTATGATAAGATGCCTAAAGAATTAGATCCTAGAAAGATAGTCAAAGGCGCGTCTCCAAAAGATAAAAATAGTGCAATTTATATTATTAAAAATGCAGGCGAAATATTAAAACAAGCGATTGAACCTATTGAGTCAGCTATACATGATTTTTCAGTTGAAATGCTAAAAGGCTTGGAAAGCTTATTTATTCTCGATAATAAAAAAGAAACTGAAAGGTTAAGAAAGGAAGTTTCGAAAGCTATTAAGGCTATTGAAAAATCGGGCAATAAGGATGCTATAGAAATACTTCAAAAACAAATGTCAAAATTAAAAAGTGTAGAGAATATCTCAACCGCAGCCGAAGGCTTTGTTTTTGACCATGATGGCTGGTCTTATAAATTTACAGGAAATTTTGCTCCCGTAAATCAGATTTTAGGACTTTTTAAATATGGAAGAAAAGGAATTCCTCCTCTTGAAAAAATAAACGAAGCATTAGACCCGGAAGTAAAAAGAAAAATTGTTTTGTATCCGGGCAGGTTTCAACCTATGGGTCGACATCATGCAGAAGTCTTTAAATCATTACAAAAGAAACACGGATCAGAGAATGTCTTTATTGTAACCTCAAGTAAAACAGCACCTCCAAGATCTCCATTAGATTTCGAAGAGAAAAAAGAAATTATGCTTAAGCATGGAATTCCAGATTCTCAAATTATTCAAGCAGTCTCGCCTTATCGAATAGGAGAACTGGCTGATCAATTTGATGCCGAAGGAGATGTCATAATATATGCTGTCGGCAAGAAAGATATGGATGAAAGTCCTCGCTTTAAAAATTTAGACGGAAAGAAAAGGGACGGAAACCCCACTTATCTTAAGTCATATGATAAAAATAAAAACTCACTAGAACCTTTTGAGAATCATGCGTACGTTGCTGTCGCTCCACATGTCTCGATCAAACTACCTAATGGTGAAGAGATGAGCGGATCCACACTACGAGATGCAATGAGGAACCTTACGCCAGAGAGCTTTAAAGAGGCCATGGGTTGGTTTGATAAAGATATCTATGAAATGTTAAAGGGTAAAATTAATGGGAGCGTCACGAGCCTGTCAGAAACGATTTTATCAATTGTTGAAGAAGTTTTACAAGAAAGAACAAAATCTTCAAAAAAAAGAATTTCAAAAAAAACATCTTATTTAATCGATAAGGAAAAAAAAGATCCTAAACAAGCGGCTGCAATTGCATACTCAATGGAAGATCGCGGTGAGCTTGAGGAACTTAGAACAAGTATTTCTGGCTACTATGGCGAGCCAAAGAAAAAGAAAGTAAAATATAGAGAACCGGCTTTATTAGATAAAGATTATGAAACTGGCAAAAAAGAGCAGACGTATAAAGATAAGATAGCCGATGACGATTCTGAAGATATGGATTTGGAAGAATTATCATCTGCTGCTGGAGGTTCTGTTTCTGGATTTTCTCTACCCTTGGGAGCAAAACCCAATATTTATAAGAAGAAAAAGAAAAATAAATAACTATTTATTATTAAGTCTGGAGAATCTATCACATGTTTAAACGAGAAGATTTATTAAAAGAGCGGTTGTTGCGAGAAAATATTCGTAAAGCAATCAGTATTGTTCAAAAAAGAAACCTAAAACAAGAATCATATATAAGAAATATCTTGTCCTCATTACTATCTGAGGCAACTACATTTAAATATGAATATACATCTCTGAATCAGCTTGCACATTTTATTAAAGAAGCTGTAGGTGATCCATCAAAGCCAGATTCAAATCCTGCTTTTAAAGATGCATATACTGATCTTACTTCCGATCATAAAGATAGGGAGAGATTTGTAGAATTTATTATTGATTTTGCTGATGAGGATTTTAAAACGATTGATGCTAACAAAGAGCCTAGACCTCTTGGTCAAGATTTTGTCGACAAAGGATTCGTAGATGACGAGGCTATGGAACCGGAAGAAGAAAAAGATGAGATGGTTAAAATTAGTATTGAGGATCTTGAAGAAAAAGGTGGAGATCTTACTGGACTTGATGAGGAAAAAGATGAAGATGATGATATCATGTCTATTGGTGAAGATGGTGAAATCTTATTCGATGAAGAAGAGGAATCAGCTGGAATTAAAAGATTTTCTAGAGAAGCATACAAAAGAGTTGGTCCTGTCTTAAGAAGATATTATTTAAATGTGCCAAAAGACATGTCCATTAAAAAATCTGTAGATATCGATGGTCAAGAATACCAATCTGGTCAATTATCTGAAAGAGATTTATTTAAAATCTACTTTAAGAAAAATATTGCTTTATGGGCCGAAAGATATGAAGAAGAATTCTTCAATGATACTCCAGAAACTAATATTGATATTGATTCCGCGCAAGATGATGGTGAAATTGAAGATATAACTCCACCAGATCAGGAAGATATTGAGACAGGTATGGGCGATGAAGAAGAGTTCGACGTAAGCGAACTTATATAATAGAAAAAATCTTTTCTTAAAAAAATAAATATTTTTCACTTGACATGGTTTTAAAAAAACGCTATACTTTATTTAATCACACTAATCACACAAAGCATTCTAATCACTCTAATCACACTAAACACTCTATTAATTAAATCACACTAAACACTCTATTCACACTATTATTAATCACACTATTATTATATAAGTTATATAACCATTATGTCTAATTGGAAAAGAAAAAAAAATTATAATGGTAAAAATAAAAACTATAGTATCATAAATAAGCTTAGAAAAGAACGGAAATCTAATGACGAGTTTGAGATAATGGTGGGTAATATATCTTTAGAAGAATTAATCGCTCTCAAGCTTGAATTATCTTGTGGTAATTTTTCAAATCGAATGTATGGGATACCCCTGTGGAGTAATTTAATTAATGTGGTACAAGATGCAGTTTTAAAATATGCCCTTTCAGCTACCAGAACGCAGGCCGAAGCCATGAGGATGTTGGGGCTTAAGGAGTCTAATTTGCATGATTTAAAGAAAAAATTTAATCCAAATGATTATTTTATTGACGAAGAAGACAAATAAGGTTATATTTATTAATGTAGATCTTTTAGAAAAGTGTTATGCTATAAACATTGGTGGTTCATTGTCTCTAACGAACCACGGGAATTAAGAGGGGGTGAGTTTTTAATCTTTTGTGCGATTTTATTAAGCCTACATAGCGACTATCGCACATTCCCAAAACCGCAGAGGGGCTAAGAAGCTGGCAATCTAAGCGAACCAGTACTTTTCTTTTTTATTTTAATTACAATTAAAGAAGAAGCAAATGAAAGAAAGAGATATTGAAGAGATTATTGAATTTGCATATGCAACCATTGGGCCACTTGTCGACATTTCATCTGAATTAAAAATTTTAGTTAAGAGTGATGATGGCGGAAGGCATTTAGAATTTACTGTAGAGGACCATGATACGGCAAAATATTTGAGAAAAGAAATTTCTCATACCTTTGAGGGATTCAGAACAATCATCAGATATAAAATAGAAAGTGGGGAAATGTAGCGAATGAAAAGATTAATTGTTTCTGACACGCATATCGGATCAAGATTTTGTAGAAAGAAAGAATTAATTTCGCTTTTGAAAGAAAAAAAATATGACCAATTAATTTTAAATGGTGATATTATAGAATTTTTAAAAATACCAACTTTCACTCCCTTAGTGATAGATCTTATAAAAAATATAGATTATAGTAAAGAAATAATTTATATTATAGGAAATCATGATACTAGCTTATCGGGATTTATCGGTGAAACTTTTAAAAATATAAAATTTGTAAAAGAATATTGTTTTGAAGAAAATGGAAGAAAATTTAGAATTGAACACGGAGATAAATACGAAGCTGGTATAATCCATTCCAGAACGTTAATGAAAATAATTTCTATATTTCAAGATTCTTTAGAAAAAATATTTAATGTAAATCTTGGCGCATGGTATTCTAAATTAAAATTTAATAAAAGAAAAATAAAAAGATTGTGGGATATTATGGATCAAAATAGTGATGTCGACGTACTAATCGTTGGCCACACCCACGTCCCAGAAGTCCTTATTTGGATTGATGAACAAGAAGATATCAAAACATACGTTAATACAGGAGACTGGATTAGTCACGCCACATATGTTGAAATAAATAATGGAGTTGTTAGATTAAGAAATTTTTTAAAAAAAATTAATTTTTAAAAAAAACGATAATAATTATTTATGGAGAACAAATGTATTTTCAATTTGTAATGGCCATATCTGGATTCTTTATAACATCTTTAATGTTTTATTTAAACCATCGATTTGTTGGTCATGGAAAGTTGGGAAAGTGGCCAATATTGAGATATATTAGAAGAATGCACTTAATTCACCATAAAAATGATTATAATGAAAAAAGAAATAATTATTTAAAATTGCCATTATGGTCTAAGGCTTTATTTTTTATATCATTTTTAATATTATCTTTAATGTCTCTCTCGTTCGCTATAGGATACTTATTTTACGTGCTTTATTACGAATGGTTGCACTATAAGATGCACAACGATGATAAAACCGGCTGGTGCTCCAATCATCATTTTATACACCACAGGAAATCTGCAAGACATAATTTTTCTGGAACAATGCCATTTATCGACAAGCTATTTGGAACCTATTATGAAAAAGTCCTTGACAAATAGTATATAAGTTGTTATAATATTAATATATTTCGGACCCTTAGCTCAGTTGGTCAGAGCACCCGGCTCATACCCGGAGGGTCGTAGGTTCAAATCCTACAGGGTCCACCACTTTGCGTCCATAGCTCAGCTGGATAGAGCATCGGCCTTCTAAGCCGAGGGTCTCAGGTTCGAATCCTGATGGACGTGCCATTTCAATAATCAAAGGAAAATAAAATGAAAGATATGTACTGGTCACATTTGCCTCATCACGTAGCTGGTTCTGAATTCCAAAATGCCAAACCGGAAGATAACAATCGAATTGATACCAAAAGTAATAGAATTTATTATTATTGCGAGGTTTCTAGAGGACGCAACCTTACTTTAAATATGAAGTTAAAAGAACTAGCTGGTGATTTGCTAGATAGGAGTCGAGCCCTCCAAGTTGATCCCGGTAAAATTTATTTACACATCAATTCATATGGCGGCTCTGTATTCGCAGGATTCTCATCAGTTGATTATATTTTAAATTCAGAAGTTCCTGTGACTTCTATTATCGACGGCTGTGCTGCATCAGCCGCCACCATTATGAGTGTAACAGCCAAGCATCGACAAATTAATAAGCATGCTTACATGTTAATCCACCAGCTTTCTTCTGGTATGTGGGGTAAATATCAAGAGCAGAAAGACAGTATGGAAAACAATGATAGACTAATGAAGATGATTATTGACATCTACGAAGAGCATACTAAAATTCCTAAAAAAGAATTAAATAAATTATTAAAGCATGATTTATGGTGGGATGCAGACACCTGTTTGAAATATGGTTTAGTCGATGAGATTATTTAAAAAATTAATTAAAAACTATTTATTCTTCGGACTCGGAGTTATTTTCGGTTCCGTAATTTCGACATTTGTAACATATGCAGTATTTTCAATCAGCCACGGAACACCAACTGCTGCCAAAGTATTGCAGATTCAAGAATGTTTAGAGGATAAAATAAATGAGTGATACAGTAATGATTTCTGGAGGATTTGATCCAATTCATGTAGGACATATTCGACTTATTCGCGAAGCTGCCAAATACGGAGATGTTATTGTTGCTATGAATTCTGATGATTGGATTTTTCGTCAAAAAGGATTTAATTCTATTGGGTTTAATGAGAGAAAAGAATTCTTGATGGCAATAAAAGGGGTAGTCGACGTAGTTGCTGTCAATGACGAAGATGGTACAGTCTGTACTGCGCTGATTGAACATAGACCTACTTACTTTGCAAACGGTGGAAATAGAAACGAAGATAATACACCAGAAAAAATAATTTGTGAAGAACTTAATATTAGGATGCTGTGGAACATTGGAAAAAAATGGACACTAAAATGACAAAAATATTTTTTAAATCAATTAAAAAAAGCATTTTGATTAGTTGGTGGTCATTGATAGCTGCGGCTCTGTTAATGCATTTTATTTATTATGGGGTTTTTCCTAATAATACTACATAGTTATTAATATGAACTGGTTTTTATATATAACAACGGAAGATTTTATTGATGATGACGGGAGAGAAATAAAAAAAGGTGAAGCGGGGGTTGGACAATGTTCGATGGCACCGGGAATAATAGATTCCTATAAGGGTATCATGTATGTTGTTCCAGAGTCATATGTAATAAAGAGGGTTAGAAAAATGAAAACAAACACACACCCATCTGCAATGACAATGAGAAAAATAATAGAAGATTATTATAATACAAAAGAGATAATAGAAATTTCAAAAAATGATGAAAATTTTTTTATAGATTAGGGGTTTAAGATGATTAAAAAAGGCACACCTTGCTTTTTAACAACGACGGGGCACAATAACTTTTATTATCCATTATATAGTGAAGAAGGATTAACATATTTTGAAAAAGATATAGAAAATCCGGAAATAAAGACTTGGGTTTGCGGAAGATCTGAATTGGCCGCCGTAATTGTTAGTCCTGATAAAATAAGAGATCTTTTTGGCACCGGACAAACAGTTGTGTGGGTCGAAAAGAGGCACTTAAAAAATACTAAAGTTAAAAATTATTAATTTATGGAACTAGTTATTAGCACATGACAAATAAAATTTATGTAATAGATACAAGCGCATGCCTTACAGATTCATCTTGTATTTTTCATTATGACGATAATGATATTGTAATTCCAATGAAAGTACTTGAGGAAATTGATAATCATAAGAAAAGGCAAGATTCTGTTGGATCAAATGCTAGAGGTATCATTAGAACATTAGACTCTCTCAGGGAATCAGGAAGCCTACATGAAGGAACATCTTTAGGTCAATCCAAGGGGACAATCAGGGTTATAACAACTAATCCTGATAAAATGCCGCCGGGATTTAGTTTGTCTGACCCCGATCATGTAATTATATCCGTGGCTTGGGAGCTTCAAAGAATCCAGCAAAATAGAGAAATCATATTAGTTTCTAGAGATATTAATATGAGAGTCATGGCTGATGCACTGGGTATAAAATCAGAAGAATATACAGAAAATAAAGTTGTTAACGAAGAGACAGGATTATATAATGGGCTCAAGGAAGTTGAGGTATGTGACTTCATTATAGACTCATTTTATAGAGATGGTAGCGTCCCAGTCGCAGCAGAAGAGTTAGATGAGCAGGGTATTAAAGAAAATGATTGTGTAATACTTAAGGGCGAGTTTAACGATAAAAAGACTGCATTAGCCCGTTATAAAAGGGGTAATTATGTACAACTAAGGGACTATAATAAAAAAGGTGTCTGGGGTGTTAGGGCAAGAAATAAAGAACAGTGCTTTGCTTTTGATTTGCTCATGGATGAAGGAATTCCGCTAGTAACACTAGTAGGAAAAGCTGGTTCAGGTAAAACATTGATGGCAATTGCGGCAGGTATCGCCCAAACAATTAATGACCCTTTTGAATCTTCAGAGAGTATATATAAAAAAATCGTCTTATCTAGACCTGTACAACCTATGGGAAAAGATATTGGGTATTTACCGGGCACTATGGAAGAAAAAATGCACCCTTGGTTGATGCCCCTGCAGGATAATTTACAATTTTTGTTAGGAAATGATCAAGCAACTTTAGAAGAATATATGGAAAAAGGTATTATTGAAATAGAAGCTCTTGCTTATATTAGGGGAAGATCTATATCAAATGCATTCATAATTATTGATGAGGCTCAAAACTTATCTCTACATGAAATAAAAACAATCCTAACTCGTGTTGGTGAAAATACAAAAATCATACTTACTGGCGATATCGAACAAATTGATAATGTTTATGTGAATGAAACATCCAATGGCCTAGTGCATGCAGTAGAAAATTTTAAAAACTATGATTTAGCTGGCCATATAACTCTCCAAAAGGGAGAACGTTCTGCATTGGCCACACTAGCTTCTAAAATAATGTAATTTAAAACTTGACAATTATTAATTAATGTATTATAATTATATAATAAAATAAAAGAGGTTAATGTGACAAGCGAGTTTGGTGAATTTTCAATTAATAAAATTTTAATTTCTAATAGTGGTTTAAAAGATCTTGTTATCGAATATATTGGTAATAAAATTAACCCTCCCAAAGGGGAGGTAACGCTAGAGATGGCAATTGAAACATTTGCTACTGAATTTCCAGAAATCCTAATAACAGTTGCTGAAGAAAATTATCTAAGAGGGTATGAAAGGGCCCTTGATGACGTAAATAATTTTAAAAATTTAGACTCCAGTGATGCGAATAATGGAACAAAATAATGTATTTAACTGACTATTTAAAGATGTCTCAAAAGAAATTTGAGAATCAACAAAGGGAATTCTTAATGAAAGATGGCATCCAAGTTTATATAAAAGATAAGCTAACAAATGGTATAAATTTAAAAAATGTTTTAGATGTTGTTAATTCTTATATTCCTTCTTATTTTCTAAAAGAAATTGATAGTATTTATGTCGGGATGTTTGATGATTTTGAAAAGAAGGAAACAAATGCTGCCTATAAAGATGGAGCAATATATATATCTAGCGAGCAGAGTTCCGAACAAGATTTAATTGATGATATTGTGCACGAAATCGCCCACTCTTTAGAACAGCCATACGGATACGTTATTTATGGAGATGAAAAATTAAAAAATGAATTTATCTCAAAAAGGGAAAAACTCTACGAAGTTTTAGAGGCTGAAGGTTTAAATCCAGATTATCAATTATTTATGGACATTGAATATGATAGTAAAATGGATATGTATTTATATAAAGAAGTCGGATATGATAAATTAAATTTTATAACATCAGCTTACGGAATTTTTACTTCAGCATATCCAGCAACATCATTGAGGGAATATTTCGCAAGTGGATTTGAATATTATTTTTTAGAAGATTCAAGTTATCTGGCCGAAATTTCACCAGTTTTGTTTGAAAAAATAGAGGAAATACACAACCATGAATTTTAATATTAATATAGCAAAAAAAGATAAAAAAATATATGCACAAGTAAGCATAGAAGATTATTATTCTGGATTAAAGAAAGATGCAAAATATATTATTGTAAAAGAATGTGACATAAGGTCAGTGCTAGTAGAAAAAAAATATTCTGCCGGAAAGTTATTAAAAGGAAGATCTTTAAATAATAAACTTAATAGGTGTGAAGAAGTTTTTGTATTTGAGGACTCATCTGTGTCTCAACAAAAGGAAAACTTAAATAATAATTCTAATACAAAAAGAAATAGAAAAAATAAAAGAAATGTTAAAAAAGTTCTTGACAAATCTATGGAAGATGTTATAATAGAAGAGTAAATTAAACTACGAGAGTAATTAAATTGCCTCATATTTCTTTCTCTGAATTAAAAAATTGGTCCTTCTGCCCCTTTTATCATAAATTAACTTATATTGATAAATTAAGGGGCTTTGCCGGTAACGAATATACAGCTTTTGGTACAGCTATTCACACTATATGTGAAAATAAATTGTTATCTAAAGGAAACGCAGATTTCGAAGAATTTAAGTCTGAATTCATCGAAGAAATATCAAAACTACCAGAAGATTTAGAATTGAATGAAAAATTGATTTTAGACATGGGCCCACAAGCAGAAAAAATAATTCCACAAATCCAACCGGGTTTGGATGAGTACTTTAAAGATGGATATGAAGTGTTACAAACAGAAGAACTTCTTATGGAAAGGATAACAGATACCGGGTACAATTTTAAGGGCTTTATTGATGCAGTTTTAAAAACTCCAGACGGAAAAATACACTTAAT